CCGCTGAGGCCGCCGCTAAATTACCGCCCAGTATGGAAGATGGAAATCAGGAGACTGAGGACTTGACATCGTTCTGATTTATGGTATAATAGATATAGTGGTAGTGAAAATGTGAAATCACTATCACTACTTTTTTATGAACTCGCGAAAGGATTATAATGAGTTATCGTGTAAACTCCCATTCACATCCAACATTTGGTACATTTAGTTTTTCTTATCTAGGTGATAATAAAACAGTTGAAATTGAAATCGGCCAAGATGGAGATTTGTATATTGGGGATGTTTTAGAAGCAGTTAAAGATGTGATGCTTGCTGGAGGTTTTGATTATGTTGATGAAATCAGAGCTGTAAATTATGGCGCAAAAGAAAATACAATTCATTCATCAAATAGTGAAGAAGGCTCATGGAGAGAACCAGCAGATGGTTTACCTGAAAATGATTTACCAAGAGTGATGGCCGAAGAAACCTTAAGAGAAATCGGCGAAATTTCTCAAAACCCCATATATACTGATTAGGAATAATTAATGGAAATAGAAATTAAAATAGAAGAACTACGCAAAAAGAAGATTTTTGTGGCCACCCCTATGTACGGTGGAATGTGCTGTGGGATGTATACAAAGTCATCGTGTGACCTTGCGACCATTGCAACTCAATATGGGATGGATATTAGGTTTTTTTATCTCTTTAATGAGAGCTTAATTACTCGTGCTAGAAATTATTTGGTGGATGAGTTTTTGAGAAGCCCGTACACGCATCTAATGTTTATTGATTCAGACATTCATTTTAATCCAAATGATGTTTTGACTCTTGCAGCACTGGATAAGGATATTATAGGTGCACCATATCCAAAGAAATGTATTGCTTGGGAGAAGGTAAGGAATGCAGTGGATGCTGGACTCGCTGATGAAAAACCAGATGAACTAGAAAATTATACTGGCGATTTTGTTTTCAATCCAACTGCCGGAACTAGTGAAATCAAACTCACAGAACCAGTTGAGGTTCTTGAAATTGGCACTGGCTTCATGATGGTAGCTAGGGAAGTCTTTGAAAAGTTTAGAGAAGCTTATCCTCAATTTTCATACAAGCCAGACCATAATCGTTCAGAAAACTTTGATGGGTCAAGATACATTCATGCATTCTTTGATACGGTAATTGACTCTGAAGCATTTGCTGGTGAAGGGTCTGGTGGAAGTGACCGCTATTTGTCAGAAGATTATATGTTCTGTCAATTCGTTCGCAAACTCGGAATCAAGACTTGGTTCTGTCCGTGGATGCAAGTTGGTCATGTTGGTTCTTATGTCTTCAATGGCACAATGGGTGCCTTAGCTAATCTAGATTATGCAGCACATGGTGCTGATATGGATGCCCGCCCCCATCTTGTAACTATTGAAGAGGAAGAAGCTGTCGAAGAAGAGGCAGGACGAAAGCTCTCTCGTGCGGAGCGGAGAAAAATGGCACGAGATAAGAAGAAGAAAAATGCTTGACATTTTGTTAAACTATGTTATAATGAGTATACAATCAAATAAGGAGTTATATTATGCGTCTATCTGAACAAACCGTTTCCTTACTCAAGAATTTCGCGAGTATCAATCAGAACTTGCAATTCAAGACAGGGAACAAACTATCAACGATCTCAGCACAGAAGAATATTCTGGTCAATGCTGAAATTCCAGAATCGGTTCCAAGTGATTTTGCGATTTATGATCTTAATAAGTTTCTTGGAGCAATGTCAATATTCCCAGATCCAGAGTTGGAAATTGGTGAACGAGCTATGAACATAGGTGGAAAGCTAAACTATGTTTTTGCAGATCCATCTATGATTTTAGTACCGCCAGATAAGGAATTAGCATTTCCTGAACCTGAAGCACATTTTGCTTTGACTAATGCTGACTTTACTCAAGTTATTAAAGCAGCATCTTTGTTGGGGTTGCCACATATTTGTGCGGTAGGCAATGGTTCAACGATAACCCTAGAAGCCACAGATGTTAATAATTCTGCTTCGGATGATTATAAAACTGAAGTTGGAACTACTGATGTAACATTTAATCTGGTGTTTAAGATTGAAAATTTGAAATTGTTTTCTGGTGATTATCATGTTGAATTGACATCAAAAGGAATTGTTAAATTTTCCCACTCTTCTAATAATCTTCAATACTTTATTGCAACTGAATCAGACTCATCGTTTGGAGGATAATGCAACGAGAAGATTTTTTATGGGTTGCGAAATATCGACCCAAGAAAATCAGTGATTGTGTTCTACCAAGTGACCTACATGAGCCCTTTTCAGATTTTGTTGACCAAGGTAAAATCCCAAATCTAATTTTTGCAGGTGGCCCTGGCACTGGTAAAACTACCGCTGCTAAGGCTCTTTGTGAAGAAACGGCGACTGATTATCTAATGGTCAATGGTTCTGATGAAGGGCGAAATATAGACACTGTTAGAACCACACTGAACCAATTTTGTAGTTCGGTTTCTATGACTGGAAATCGTAAGGCTATCATCATGGATGAAGCTGACTACATGAATCCTGATTCTGTCCAACCCGCACTAAGAGGTTTCATTGAACGCTTTGGAAATAATGTTTCATTTATTTTTACTTGCAATTACCCCAATAGGATTATTGCTCCCATTCATTCCCGCTGTGCTGTCTTTGATTTCATCATACCTTTAAATGAGAAACCAAAGATTGCAGAAAATTATCTGAAATTATGTGAAGGTATTCTTGAAAAAGAAGGGATTGAGTTTGACCGTAAAGTTCTGATTGAATTAATTATGAAGCATTTTCCAGATTTTAGGAGGATGCTAAATGAGCTTCAAAGATATGCTTCTTCAGGTAAAATTGATACTGGAGTACTCTCTTCATTAGAAGAAATCAATGTAGGGGAATTGGTGAACTCGCTGAAGGGTAAAAGGTTCTCTGATATGAGGAAATGGGCGAATTCAAATATGGATTCTGACACTGTAAGGATTTTTCGCAAGCTTTATGATAGCCTAAATAGTTATTTGAAGTCGCAGTCTGTCCCACAGGCTGTGTTAATTATTGCTGACTATCAGTATAAGTCAGCCTTTGTTGCAGACCAAGAAATTAACTTGGTTGCATGTCTTACTGAAATAATGGTGGAATGTGAATTTAAGTGAACGATTAAAGGAGTTAGTTGATCCTGAAACACAGCTTCCTATGATGAATAAGGAGCAGTGGATTTCTATGCATAGAGATTTCACTCAGGATGAAATTAGAGAAGGTATTGCTCGTTATATCATTGAGAACAAACCACCCTATCCTCGCAAAATTTCCATTCAAAATTCTCAAAAAGCAGACAATAGATTTTTGGAGTTATGCATATTGAATATGGATAAATACATTTCTCCAAAAAATCAAACCAAAGATGTGCTAGAAAAGTATGCTGATTATCTTAGACCATACGAAACACATGGTCTTGGAGTAATTAATTGTGGAGCAGAATACAATATCATAAGTGACTTTGATATGTACGAAGAGCGAATGAAATGTGGAAGTCATACAACACCAGCTCCGATGGAAGTCTGGACAAAACATGAAGATAAGTTAGCTAGACTTTTCAAATTTTTCTATCGCCTCGACAACGATGAATTACAGTTAGGAACTTACATAGGAGCCTTCAGAATTGGCAGTTATCTAGCAACACAATTCAAGCCCCCAGTTGCAAAAGCCATATACACTATGACACAAGCGAAGAAGGTGTTAGATACTTCTTGTGGCTGGGGTGATAGACTGACTGCATTCTATGCAAGTCCAAAAGCTGAAACTTATGTTGGTTGTGACCCTAACGGTGATACTTGGATTAGATATCAGTATATGTGCAGACGATATGAAAATTTGTTAGGGTTTGTAGGTGATCCAATTAAAGTAATTAATGATACTTGTTTTGTCAGTAGAGGAAAAAAGACAGTAACTATTTTTAGGTCTGGTGCTGAAGATTTACCTTGGAATGACCTTGCAGACGATTTTGATTGCACGTTCACTTCGCCACCATATTTCGCTACTGAACTGTATGCAGCAGGTAGTGAGTTTGAGGATGACCAATCTTGGAAAAAGTTTGGTGAGTATGAACTATGGAGAGACAAGTTCTTCATTCCAGTCACAGAGCAGTCATACCTTCACTGCAAAGAAGGTGGCTATTGCATGGTCAATATACTTGACCCTACGGTGAAGGGAAAACGATATCATGCAAGTGATGATTTGATTGATTACATGGAAGATAAGTATAGTGGAGCATTCATTGGTCAGTTGGGTATGCGATATATGCAAAGACCAAAAAAGACTGCAACTAAAAAGG